CGTCACAAATGCTCAACAAAAAAGGATAAAACAAAAGCAGGATATTGGTCTTGCCGCTTACCACGTTATGCAAAATTACTCGGACTCAAATCAAACTTCGGAGGTTTCTGGTAAACCATACACCGATTTAGAGATTACAAACAAATACATTATTCGTGAATTCGGAGAAAACATTGACCCAATTGAGTTAATGTGGCATCGCGATGATCAAGATCGCACTATCGAGATTATAGGTGAAACAGACTGGGCAATCCAACTTGATGATAGCTTGCCTACCTCATTAAATGATCGTATATTTATAAAACGTCATGAGTGGCATCGTGTTATAAAAGGCACAGGCAATTTAACACTCAAGATACATCTAGACTGATTCATAGCCAGTCGATTCTAATTCAATTTTTATGGGAGCTGTGGCCCCACAATTTGGATTCCTGAGATATCTTTCGTATATTTAAGGGTTAAAAATAAATATAAATGTTAGAAAAACTAGTAATCGTAGGCGCTGGTGTAGCAGGTGTTAATGCTGCTACTAAATTAGTAGATAACGGCTTCCCAGGTAAAAATATCACTATTATTGATATGGGAAAAGATCCATATCGCAGACCATATTCAGAGGTAATGACTGGATTTTTAGGTGCTGGTGGTTGGTCAGATGGTAAATTAACTTATCATACAGCAATTGGAGGTCATATGGCTAAGTATTGTGGTGAAGATAAGGCAATGGAGTTGTTTGATGAAGTAATTAACAACTTCAAACGTTTCCATCCTAAACCAGAGGAAGTACAATGTTCAGATCCTCAAGCAGAACCAGATTTTATTAAACCATATTTTGGATTACGTTTATTCCCAGTATGGCATGTTGGTACAGATTACTTACACGAAATAGGTAAAAATTGGTATGATTTCTTAGTTAATAGTGGTGTTGAATTTATTTGGGATACTAAAGTAACCAGTATTGATTTTGATCAACAAGAATTATTTATAGGAGAAGAGGAATCGTTCATTAATCCTAAAAATTGGCCTATTAGTTATGATCGTCTAATGTTTGCTGTAGGCAAATCAGGTATTGACTTTGGTAAAAATTTAGCAGATCAATATAAATTACCTACTGAACCTAAACCAGTACAAATTGGTGTTCGATTTGAAGCACCACAAAAACACTTCCAGAAACTAATTGATATTAGCTATGACTTCAAACTATATCGTAAATTCGAAGACGAAGGAGTATCACTACGCTCTTTCTGTACTAACAACAACGCAGCTTATGTTGCCGTTGAGCAAACGTATGGAGATCATTCGTACAATGGACACGCAAAAAAAGACGAAGCATTCCGAAACGACATGACCAACTTTGGTATCTTGATGGAAGTCAATGGTATCGAAGAACCATTTGCTTGGTCTAGAGAGTTAGTATCTAAAGTAAATAAAGAAGGAACAGGCTTATATTATAGCCCAACACGTACTCCATCTACTACATCTGAAGGCGAAGACGTAAGTGCTATAGCTATAACATCAGAACAAATGAAAGATGTTAGGAGTGCCTTCCACGGGTATTTTTCGTATATTGACGACTTCATTGAGGATATGAAGAAAGTATTTCCAACGTTAGGTGATGATTGGGGTGTTTATATTCCTGAGGTTAAATATTTGTCTCCGGAACCATTAGTTAATTACGATGATTTATCGTTAGTTGATTATGAAAATGTTCACTTTGTAGGAGATGCTTTATCAGCAAGGGGTATTACAGTATCAGGAGCACAAGGAATATATGTTACAGATTATATATTAAGTAAGGATAATCCAGATTATCCAGATTTCATCGAAAATAGTTTATTTTAATAAAAAACAGTTATGGCTAAGAAACAAAAACTTTACGAGTACAAAGAAATTAATTCACGTGGTGCGTTAATCCATTTAGCAAAATATGTAGGTGAAGAAAATTGGAAATTCCACAGATGGGATGGACCAGCAATTGAACCACATTCAAAAGAATGTGAAATGGAAAAATCATTTTACTTAAATGGTATTGAGTACGATGAGGAAACCTATAGTATTATTATGCAGGAACGTGAAGGTTTACCTTGGTATAAAAATCAATCGATGAAGAATTCATTACAAGATTATAGACATTAATGAATTATACTGAAGAAAGACCTTGGGGTAAGTTTGAAAATTTACTAGAGGCTGACTATTGTAAAGTAAAACGTATAACAGTAAAACCAGGTGGAAAATTATCATACCAATACCACCATAAACGTGCTGAACGTTGGACTATAGTTAAAGGTAAAGCTGTAGTTATGTTAGATGATTTTGAATACGATAAAGAAGCAGGAGATGCGGTTTTCATCCCATTAGGAATGAAACATAATATCTGGAATCCCTACGAAGAAGATTGTATATTCATAGAAGTTCAATTAGGTGAATATTTTGGAGAAGATGATATAGTAAGATTAAACGATATATACGGAAGAGCATGAAAAAATACGATATTGTAATTGTAAGTGGTGGTTTTGACCCAGTACATAAGGGTCATGTTAGAATGTTTAAGGGTGCTAAAGAATTAGGACATAAAGTTATAGCAGGCGCTAATTCTGATAAGTGGCTAGTTAATAAAAAAGGTAAAGCATTTATGCCTTTTATAGAACGTGCAGAAATTATATCAGAATTTCAAAGTGTAGATGAAGTAATGGCTTTTAGAGATGATGCTGAAGGTTCAGCAATTCAACTACTTACACAAATTCAACAATTATACCCTAACAATACTATAGCATTCGCTAATGGTGGTGATAGAGTAGATGGTAACACACCTGAACAGGGTTTTTGTAACGCATACAATATTGATATGCTATGGAACGTTGGGGGAGGTAAAGTACAATCATCTTCAGATTTATTAAAAAAAGCAAATAAACTATGAAAATAGGATTATGTGGAACAATGAGTGTGGGTAAAACCACACTCGTTAATGCTCTTAAAGGATTACCTGAGTTTAAGGATTATATGTTTAGAACAGAACGTTCTAAAGAACTAATGGCTCAAGGTATTCCATTAAACACTGATTCAACATTAAAAGGACAAACTGTATTTTTAGCTGAACGTACAGGTGAATTAATGGTAGAAAATGTTATTACAGATAGAACTGTAATTGATGTTATGGCTTTTGCTCGTGCTTCTAAATCTATTAATTCACCAGATAAAGGTTTATTTGAAGAATATGCTCGTCGCTTTATAAAAGAATACGATTATATATTTTATGTCTCACCCGAGGGTGTAGAAATGGAGGACAATGGTGTTAGAGAAACTAATGTAGATTATAGAGATTTAATTGATTATACTATTAGTAAAATATTAGATGAACAAAAACATCGTATCAAAAATCTCAACACACTATCAGGTAGCACCGAAAAACGCATTGGACAAATGTTAGAGGCGCTTTCTTCGTAATATTTATAATAAAATACTACTATAATGAAACGTTCAGAATTATCAAATTATATTAAAGAGACTATTGTAGATGTACTATCTGAGGTAACTCAAGATGATGTTGATACAGCAAAAGCATACAATGATGAATTAACTAAAACTAAAGAGTTAACAGCAGATTTAACAGAAGATGATGATGCTGAACCATCAGCTAAAGATATTAAAAAGAATGATTCAATATCTACAATTTCTAGTAAACTACAGGACACTAATAAAGAAATGAAATCGGTAGTTAATAAATGGAAAAAATCTGAAGGCGAAGAAAAAGAAACATTACTAGCTCGTTTAAAAGAACTAACTAAAATTAAAAAAGAACTTGAAGGGCTTATTTAAAAATATACAAACTTTACTAGTTGTAGTATTAGCAGTTTTTTTGTTATATCAAAATAGTTGTTCTTCTACCCCTCCTGTAGAACCTCAAGTTATTACTGAAGTAGTAACTAGATGGGATACTTTAAAGGTAGCAACTAAAGAGTATGTACCTAAATATATTAGAAAAACAATAGTAGATATTGATACGTTCCAGACGCCAATTGATACTATGAGTATTCTAAAAGATTATTACGCTAAGTATTTTTACACTGATACAATTAAGGTTGATAGTTTAGGTTTTATAATAATAAATGATACAGTTACACGTAATTTAATATCAAAACGTGATGTTCAATCCCAGATATTCATCCCAACAACTACAGTTACTAATACTGTTTACCTCTACAAAAGGGAATTCTTTGGGGGTATTTCGGTAGGTAGTACTCCCACAGCAATTCAGAATATTAACGGTGAATTATTATACGTTAATAAAAAAAGACAATCATACGGTTTTGGAATAGGTTTAAACCCAGATTTCCAACCAGTCTATACGGCTCGTATGTATTGGAAAATAGGTAAATAATGGCTGAACCAAATTTAAGGAAAATTATCCAACAAGAGTATGTTAAATGTGCTGCTGACCCAGTCCATTTTATGCGTAAATATTGTTATATACAACACCCACAACGTGGACGTATTCCCTTTAATCTATACCCATTCCAAGAAAAAGTATTAAATTTATTCCAAGAAAATCCATATTCGGTAGTACTTAAATCTCGACAATTAGGTATTTCTACTTTAGGTGGTGGTTATTCTTTATGGTTAATGTTATTCCATAAGGATAAAAACGTACTTTGTATTGCAACAAAGCAGGATACAGCTAAAAACATGGTTACGAAGGTTAAATTCATGTATGAAAACCTACCTTCATGGCTTAAGATAGACGCACCTGAAAATAATAAACTAACATTACGTTTAAGTAATGGATCGCAAATTAAAGCAACATCTGCAAGTAGTGATGCTGGTAGATCAGAAGCCGTTTCTTTACTATTAATTGATGAGGCTGCTTTTATTGAAAACATTGGTGAAATATGGGCTTCAGCTCAACAAACACTAGCTACGGGTGGTGGGTGTATAGCATTATCTACCCCTTAT